TTTGATATGTAAAATTAAGACTCTGTAGAAAAGAATTATTAGACTGGTTTAAAGTAAATTGTTGAGAAATAGCATTTAAACCAAAATAAGAAAGTATCATTAAAATAATAGAAATAATAAGATAAAGTTGAGCAGGAGTGCAAAGCTTGTCAAACATAGTAATCAATATATATAATATTAATATTATTATTATTGTTTTTATTAATATTATATTAAATAATTGTGATACAAGTAATTGTAATACAAGTAATTATAACACAAGTAATTGTAATACAAGTAATTGTAATACAAGTAATAAGCATAATAACTAGTATATATATACGATGATTATGAATACGAATATTCATCTTCACTTAATTCACTTGATTCATCAGTATTCCATCCAGCATTTTCGTCATCATCATCCTTTATGATATGTTTAGATCCATATGTTTTAACATTTACTACATTTTTAACACTCATTTTATTGATATGTAACGCATTCTTATTTTTTTTATTACTATATATACCTTCGCCTTCGCCTTCTCCTTCTGAAAAAGATTGTTTATCCTCATTTTCGTTGTCAGCCTCACTACTGTTACTGTCTGTATCATCACTATCGGTATCACTATCTTCTCCTTCCGAATCACCTGTAACACCAACGTTGTCTACTACAAATCCGTCTTTTAAATATCCATCACGTGTTTTTTTATTAGATGGAATGGCATCTAGTTCATCTTCCTCTTCTTCATCACTATCTTCATTTGCAACTAAGGACTCAAATCCACCAAATAAAAATTCATAAATTTTATTCCATGTTTCTTTTGTTAAATTTATGTAATTATTTTTATTATCACGTGCAATAAGTGCACATGCTCCAAAAAATAATTCATTATCAACAGGAGGCGGAAATTCATATTTATTTTCATAGTTAGCAAGTCCATCATCTTTTGCCCATAATTCGATAATTATTTTACTATCTGAAGATGTAGATTTCGTAGATGTTGAAAAATATTCCCATTCGGTTCTTTTAATATATCCGTCTGTCTTCTTAAATTTACATTTTCTACATAGTTCTTCCATGCAAACCATAGTATTTTTAATTTTGTTCTCTTTCAAATCACCATTTCTTTCAACTACTATAAATGTAATTTCTGCTTCTTTAGTCTTTTTTTTATTATTAACTTTTTCTACATTGTAATTTTCATTTTCAATTATAATATTTTTATTAAGATTTACATTCATTTTTGTAATTTTTGATTTTTTATTTTGTATTTTATCTTTTTCATTATTATTTACCATTTTTTGAACTGTGCTTGATTATATCATTTGAATGATATCGGTTTAAATAGTTTACGATATAATATATAAAGTTTAGCTTAGATAACCCTGTGTATATATATCACACATTTATTAAGACAGTATATAAATAACAAACATGTATAAAAAAACAACACAACATAACTATAAATTGGGTTCTAACCCAAACACGAATGCAAAAACTATAACAATTCAACCATTTATGATAAAAATATACTTTCCGACAATTTCTTTACATAAAATACAAGATATTATAAAACATAATTCTAAAACATCGCAAACATCGCAAGCATCGCAAATCTCACAATATTTAGTAAATGAAAAATCGAAAACTGTAATTTATAGTTCTACAGGAATCTTTGAAGTATTAAATGATAAATTATACCAACTATACCCTATAGATAAACCAATAACAGATATAATTATTACAAATAGTAATACTATTAATAATAATAGTAAAGAAAATAGTAGTAGTAAAGAATCAAATAATGGGTTACGCATACTGATTGATAGTTCATATATGAAACGATCTGATACTCCTTCATTCCAGATACCTTATATTCATACTATTAAAGATAAGATAATTAAGACATATAAAAATGATAATAAGTCAAATTCAAAATTTATTATAGAATTTGTAAATGATACTGTATATGATTTTTATGCCATAATTATGTCAAATGAAATAAGTAAAAACGAGAAGAATGAAATAGAAATAAATAAATTTGTAAAAGATGAATTATTGTCGTTTTTATCGAGGTTAAACTTATATAGGTAATTATATACAACAAAATAAATGTGGGGGTGGATAATACAAGTTACTATAATTTCATTACTGCTTATATTTTTACTCCATTACTTATATTCATTTTTTAAAACAACACTAACATCGCCAAAATTAAAAGATTTAGTAAATAAACCACAAGAGAAATATAATACTATTTATAATTCTCTTCAAAGTGTAGGAAATGGTGGCTCTTATAATTTAGGAGAAGGTAGACAAACACACATTAATGATAACTCTACCATATCTGTAACTTCTGGTTCAACATCTATGAAGGATGAATTAAAAAGATATTTAAATGACTTAAATGGTAGTAATAGTAATAGCAGTTTAACAAGTAATACTATTGGGTATACGAATACGAATGCGAATACGAATGTGAATACGAATGTGAATGCGAATACGAGTATAATAAATTCACAAAATGAAATAAATAGTGTATATTCACCTGATAGTTTATTAAAAAGTATAGGGGGTGCGAATGGTATATCTACAAGAGTAAATAATATACCCAACTATATGCAAAATATAGACAAAATAGGAACATCTACAGAAACTCCCGATTTTGGAACACCATCTATGTCATCATCATATGCTTCTGCTTATTCATCGTATTAACATAATACATAGCATATTGTTACTTAGATCAATATATATTGTTTGTAAAATAGTTAAAGATATTAAAATATATATTTATATTACAAATAGCAATACAGCTGTATATTATTTTTCTACATTATATTTTATAATGACATCTATCTTACATCATTCATATAGTTATAATAGTCTACACAATCCGCGTGTATCATATAAATCTAGTTCATTATATTCTAAAAATGAAATTTCATTTGATGAACAAAATGAAATAGTAAGAAATTTCCCGTCAACAATTAAATTTTCTTACGAAAAAAGCACTCATAAGAAAGTTTTATCTGATATATTTGTAATTATCCCAAAAGGTAAAAAATATTTTGTATGGTTTACGCATAGGAATAGAAAAAATATTTGTATTTTCTTAGAAATAGGATATCAAAATAAAATAACGAATGTTTTTTATCGTCATGTTTCTTTTGATGATATTTTATCCTATGGCACAATATTTTATGGCACATTATTTAAAACGAATCGAGAGACACCATCTGTTCAAAATAATAGTGAAATTTTTTCAGTAGAAGATATATTTTATTATAAGGGAGATGATATATCTGATTATACATATGAAAAAAAATTAAATTTAATAAAAAATATATTTGATACAAAATTAAGGTATAATATTTCATTTTTTAAAAATGGTGTTGTTTTTGGATTGCCAGTTATTACAACAGATTTTGTGAATGCACTTGATAAAGCAGAAAAATTACCTTATTCTGTTTATTCAATACAGTATAGATATTTGGATTGTAAACAAGACAGTAATAATAATAATAATAATAATAAATCTTTTATTGAATTTTATCATTTTAGTAGTGGTGGTGGTGGTGCTGTTGGTGCAGGTGGTGCAGGTGCAGGTGGTGGTGGTAATATAATTATTAACACTACCCCAATAGTTGCTAGTGATGCTATTACATCCAAAATGGAAACTAATCAAATTAATGAAATGGTAAAACAAAAAGTCATGCCGTCATCGTCATCGTCATCTTCATCGTCAAATGAAATATATAAAATGTTCAATATAAAACCAGATTTACAAAATGATGTTTATTATTTGTATCCCATTACTACTACAAATTTTGCAACGATTTCAAAAGAAATAGCACATATACCTGACTATAAAACAAGTGTTTTAATGAATAAATTATTCAGGAATATTAAAGAAAATACCAATTTAGATTGTTTAGAAGAAAGCGATGAAGAAGAAGAATTCGAAAATATCCAAATCGATAAATTTGTTGATTTAAATAAAACAATAAAAATGCGTTGTATTTTTAACTATAAATTTAAGAAATGGGTTCCAGTTTCAGTTATATAGAATAGATTTTCTACTTGATACATAAAATAAAATATGTATAATATATATATTGTAATTATACTGTAATATATTATTTTTCATGGCTATAATACCCCAAAACACACAAAATTTGAATCCAGTAAATATGCATGGAGGGCCGTTTACAGCGAGCACTGTTGGTGCTGTGGCCAATGGAGGAAATACTCAATATGGAGCATCAGGAGGAAGTGCTGCTTCTTTAGCAGGTAAAGGTTTATATTCGGTTAGTGGTGGCAATGGGCCCAGCGCTATTCATAAATCTATGTCTGGAGGCGCAAGACGACGCAAACATAGTAGAAAACATAGACATAGACATAGACGTTCAAGTGCACGTTCATCTAGGAAATATGCTCGCAAACGTAGTCTAAAATACCGCATTAAACACAGACATTCACATAGTCATTCTAAGAGAGGAGGGAGAGGAGGACAGCGTGGTGGATATCACCAATATATGGGAAATACACCATTCACTCTAGGATTTAGAACACCTGGTTTTAACTTGGCTCCTAATATGAGCGCGCTTGCAAATCCTGCACCATTTATGCCTTATAATAGTTTAACAGGTGGTAGGTAAAATGGTAGGTAAAAATATATTATTCACCCCCTCCACCACTCCATCCCCGGCCTTTACTTCATTATTTTGCAATTTATTCGCCAAATAATGCAGACGCATCTAGCAAACATCCCTTCCCCATAAGTCCTGATTTACCTTTTGATTTATTGCGTTTTGTTTCATGCTCGGCTTCTTCTTTCTCATATTCGTCACAACCAGTATCTGTATCAGTGTTTGTATTATTGTCACGATCACCCTTTGGTATTGAAAGTGTAATCTTCAACTGCTCCACTATACTTTTTTGCCCCATTGTTTTCGTCGCCGTCGCCCCAGACTGTATCGTTTTCGATACACCAACACCAACGCCCCTCTTCGGTTCCCACGATACTTTCCATTTTGTCGTATCTTTTTTATAATTCTGTTCTTCGTATTCTGCATTATCGCATACCAAAATCTTATAATTCTGTGACTTATAATATTTGCGTCGCTTATACCACTGACTCATGAAAATATCATGCCCATCTATAATATCAATCACAAGAGGCGAACTATGCTTCTGTCGTAGAATTCGCCCCACAGATTGACATACATCCGTCTTTGGTGATGCCAAAATCAGACTAGTTAGCGTTTTAATATCGAGCCCTTCTGACGCCATCGCATACGTCGCTATTATAATCTTTTTGCTTTCACTTTGTTTTAGCGCTGCTTCCTTCATTCCGCCTATATAGTATCCCACCGAACCATCCGCGATTTTTCGATGCACTATCGCGTCATGCAAATATGTAATTAACGATTTATTATGCGCCAATATCATAAATTGTTGCTCGGGATTCAGTTCTAATTCGGCCACTAGAATACGCAGAATAAATTCGCTCCTATGATTATAACTACACAATTTCGAAATCATCGTGCTGAATTTCGGATTTCCCATATAGTCATGTGGCGTCTCATTAAATTCTTCGTCATCTACATGATATACAATACCTTTCACTACTACACTGTGCTCTGATTCCGTCTTTTCTTTATGCACAACCGGGCCAATAAACATCTCGAACACTTTTGTTAGTCCGTCTTTACGCTCCATTGTGCCCGACAGTCCGAGCGT